ACTGAAACAACCATCACCGACAATCCTAACATAGTAGAAGGGGAATACACAGAACATGAGTAATGAATTTAAATATTTTACTTATGAGGAGTTTAACTGTCAGGAGACAGGTAACAATGCTATGTCCATAGCTTTTATACATCGTTTGGATGAGCTTAGAGAGAAGTGTGGTTTCCCCTTCACAATCACCAGTGGCTATAGAGACAGAACCCACAGTGTTGAAGCTAAGAAAAAGAAAGTAGGTCAGCATGTCTTAGGTATAGCTGCGGACATTGCTGTGGCAGACGGTAATCAGAAGTATGTAATTATAAAAAATGCAATGGAAATGGGCTTTGGGGGCATAGGTGTTGCCAATACGTTTATACACGTAGATGATCGTAAGTCCGTACCCGTTGTTTGGTCTTATTAGTGTCTGAACTTAACATATCGCTGCTACCGTGGCAACAGCAAGTCTGGGAAGACCCTACACGATTTAAGATAGTAGCAGCAGGTAGACGTACAGGTAAGTCTCGTTTAGCGGCATGGTTGTTAATTGTTAATGCTTTACAGACTAACAGAGGGACTGTCTTCTATGTGGCCCCAACTCAGGGCCAAGCCAGAGACATTATGTGGGAAACTTTAATGGACTTGGGGCATCCCGTAATAGCCACCAGTCACATTAATAATTTACAAATAAAGTTAGTCAATGGGGCTACAATAAGCCTCAAAGGTGGAGATAGACCGGAGACAATGCGGGGTGTCTCCCTAAAGTTTTTAGTCTTGGATGAATACGCAGACATTAAACCTGACGTATGGGAACAAATCTTAAGACCTGCTCTGGCTGACCAAAAGGGTCATGCCTTGTTCATAGGTACGCCTATGGGACGTAATCACTTCTATGATCTGTACAAATATGCAGATCTAAGTGATGATGAGTCTTACAAAGCATGGCACTTTACCAGCTACGATAACCCTCTGTTGGACGATGAGGAGATAAATACAGCTAAAAAGTCAATGTCCAGTTATGCCTTTAGACAGGAGTTTATGGCCTCCTTTGAGGCTAAAGGCTCCGAGATGTTTAAGGAGGACTGGGTACAGTTTGCCGACAGTAGACCGGAATACTTTGACTGTTACATAGCTGTGGATTTGGCGGGGTTTCAGGACGTAACTAAAAAGAAGTCTAAGAATAGTCGTCTTGATAATACAGCCATTGCAGTTGTCTTTGTAAATGAAGACGGTTGGTACGTAGAGAATATTATATACGGTAGGTGGACTTTAGAGGAGACTGCTCAGAAGATCTTTCAGGCCGTTAGGGACTATAAGCCCATCAGTGTAGGTATTGAGAGAGGTATCGCTAAACAGGCGGTTATGTCTCCCTTAGTGGACATGATGAAGCGTAACGGTTTCTTTTTTAGAGTGGAAGAGTTGTCCCATGGCAACCAAAAGAAGACTGACAGAATCATGTGGGCCTTACAGGGCAGGTTTGAGAATGGTATTGTAAGTCTCAGTAAAGGAGAATGGAACAGTCGCTTTTTAGACGAACTGTTTCAGTTTCCAGACCCACTGACTCATGACGACTTAGTGGACGCTTTAGCCTACATAGACCAGTTAGCAAAGGTTGCTTACGCTGGGGACTTTGAGCAGTACGACGAATTTGAGACTTTAGACTCCGTAGCAGGATATTAACATGCCTAAAAAGAAACAACCAGAGTTTGTAGACAGAATAAACAACCCTAATAATTATCCTTACATTAAAAACAAAGACGGGTCTATATCTACTCACCGCATGGCAGCGGAAGTAGATGAAAAAGGTAACTGGATTGTTTTTCCTACTATTCAGTTTGACGGTAAAAAATTAGTTCAGTTTAAAAACAACCAAAAAGCTATGGACAATGCTATAACTTCTGGTAATTTTTTACTAATGCCTTCTAAAGAAAAAGCCCTTGCTTATGCAAAAGGAGGTTATAAAACAGGAACCGCACTAGAAAACTTTAATCCTTTGGTACAAAAAGCAAAAACAGCTAAAACTTTTATAGAAGCGGTGGAGTAAAATATGGAAGATTACAACGAAGACAGCAAACCCCTAATGATTCAAGAAGCTCTTGAAGACTGGGTTATCACTAAATGTGATGATTGGCGGGATCATTTTGAAGCCAACTACGCACAAAAGTTTGATGAATACTACAGACTTTGGAGGGGTATCTGGGCACAGGAAGATGTAACCAGAGAGTCCGAAAGGTCTAAGATTATTAGCCCAGCCCTACAACAAGCAGTGGAGAGTTCCGTTGCAGAGATTGAAGAAGCGACATTTGGTAGAGGTAAATTCTTTGACATCAGGGATGATTCTAATGACCCTGACAAAGCTGACATTGTATATCTCCGTACTCATCTGCATCAAGACTTTGAGAAGACTAAAGTTAGAAAGGCCGTTGCGGAGTGTCTTATCAATTCCGCTGTCTTTGGTACAGGGGTCGCTGAAGTTGTTATCTCCGAAGAAAAAGAAATGAAACCAGCCACCCAGCCTATTATGGGTGGAGACTTGACTGCTGTAGGGGTAAACATTACTGACAGGACTGTGGTTAGCCTACGTCCCGTAATGCCTCAGAACTTCCTAATTGACCCCGTTGCTACAAATGTGGATGAATCTCTGGGTGTGGCTGTGGATGAGTTTGTCTCCGCACACACCGTAGAGCAGCTACAGGAGACAGGAGTCTACAAGAAGTGTCACATCGGCACAGCAGCACCGGACTTTGACATTGAGCCAGATCAAGACCTAACAACGTACTCAGATGATAAAGTACGCCTAACTAAGTATTACGGTTTAGTTCCTACTTACTTACTGCGGGACGCACAGGCTCAGTTGGCACGTTCCGAAGACAGTGATGAGGAAGAGGAAATTGTAGCGTTGGGCGAAGACGGTGGTATGCTCAACGATGAGGAAGAAAACTACTACACTGAAGCCATTGTTGTTATCGCCAACGGTGGTATTTTGTTAAAAGCGGAAGAGAATCCTTACATGATGGGCGACAGACCCATTGTGGCTTTCCCATGGGACGTAGTACCTTCACGTTTTTGGGGCAGAGGAGTTTGTGAGAAGGGCTACAACAGCCAAAAGGCACTGGACGCAGAGATCAGAGCACGTATAGACGCTTTGGCCCTCACAGTGCATCCTATGATGGCTATGGACGCTACACGTATTCCGAGAGGGTCTAAACCGGAAGTACGCGCAGGTAAGCTTATCCTGACCAATGGTAATCCTGCGGAGATCCTACAACCTTTCAACTTTGGGCAAGTCAGTCAGATTACCTTTGCACAGGCTGACGCACTACAGAAGATGGTACAGACCGCTACAGGAGCCATTGACTCAGCGGGTATAGCAGGGAGTATTAACGGTGAAGCAACGGCTGCTGGTATTAGTATGTCTCTTGGTGCTATTATTAAGCGCCACAAGCGTACATTAATTAACTTTCAGGAATCTTTCCTAATTCCCTTTGTAACCAAAGCTGCACACAGATACATGCAGTTTGATCCTGAGAACTACCCTGTTGCTGACTACAAGTTTAACGCTACGTCCACTTTGGGTATTATGGCCCGAGAGTACGAAGTCACACAGCTTGTACAGTTGCTACAGACTATGAAGGCAGACTCGCCTTTGTACAGTGCTTTGATTTCAGCAATCATAGACAACATGAATGTGTCTAACCGTGAAGACTTGATCCAACGCTTAGAGCAAGCAGGACAACCCTCACCGGAGCAACAACAGGCACAACAGGCTGCACAGCAAGCCGAGATGCAGTTTCAACAGTCTCAAACAGCGGCTCTCTCGGGACAAGCTCAGGAGTCTCAGGCAAGGGCACAGAAGATTGCTATGGAAACACAGCTTATGCCTCAGGAGCTTGAGATTGACCGCATGAAGGCTGTAACGACTAATCTTAAAGCAGGAACGGAGGACGACAAGGAGTTTGAACGTAGACTTAAAGTAGCTGACATGTTACTTAAAGAAAAATCTATGAAGAATAAACCTAACAATACCACAACAAACAGCAGAGCTGCAATCCCAATGCAACCAAGAGGGCCAAATGGTCAGTAACAGAGAACTGGAAGAAGTAGTAGCACAGATTAACCGTAACTTTGATTTAATATTTAGTAGACTGGAGGCTTTAGAAAGTGTCAACGACGAAAGACCCAAGACTAGCAAGGGCGGGAGTAAGCGGGTTCAACAAGCCGAAGAGGACTCCTAACCACCCCACTAAGTCGCATGTAGTAGTTGCCAAAGAAGGTGACAAGGTTAAAACTATTAGGTTTGGACAACAGGGAGTCAGTGGTGCGGGTAAAGCCCCTAAGTCTGAGAAAGATAAAGCCAGACGCAAGTCATTTAAAGCTCGTCATGCAAAGAATATTGCAAAAGGTAAAATGTCAGCAGCGTACTGGGCAAACAAGGAGAAGTGGTAGTGGCAGGATTGTACGATAATATTCACGCTAAACGTAAGCGTATTGCTGCGGGTAGTGGGGAGAAGATGAGAAAGAAAGGCGCTAAGGGCGCTCCTACAGCCAAAAACTTTAGACAAGCTGCTAAGACAGCTAAAAAGAGGAGTAAGAAATAATGCCAATGGTAAAAGGAAAGAAGTATCCCTACACTAAAGCAGGTATGGCTGCGGCTAAGAAAGCGGCGGGAAAGGCTAAGCCTAAGAAGAAAACAGTAAAAAAAGGTTACTAAAATAATACTTGACTTTTAGACCAAAATGTGCTATAATAAAGATGTACATTGAGTACATTACTTAAACTGTCCCATAGAGGAGAAACAGATGAACGATCAAGAATTTGAAAATTACACCCGAAGTATGCAAGAGATGTTCCGTAGCGAAGGTTGGGAATATTTCTTAAATGACATCAAAGGAGGCGTACCTAACGTGAACTCCGTTGAAGCTGCTAAGGATGAAAATGACTTATTCTTCCGTAAAGGTCAGTTGGCTGTTATGGCTAACATCCTCAATCTTGAAGCACAACTAGACAGCGTTATAGAAGAACGCAACAACCCACAAGCTGAGGGTCAAGAGGAAGCCGCTTAATGCGCTTACTTTTTGATTTCAGATGTCCTGACAATCACGTTACGGAGGCTTTAGTGGCCTCCGACGTTACAGAACATTTGTGTGGTTTGTGCAGTAAAACTGCTAAAAGAATTATATCTCCTGTCCGTTGCTCACTTGACCCCATCAGTGGGGACTTTGTAGGTGCGACTATGAAGTGGGCGAAACAACGCGAACAGAAGATGAAGCAAGAAAGAAAGGCAAACTCTTAGCAGACCTTTCTACATGAACCATATCACTCCATAATACGTTAGTACGGAGATTTAATAATGGCTACACTTATAGACGAGCGTTTGGAAGACGACGAACAACAAACCGAAGAAGCTCAACAAGCTGAACCTCAAGTAGAGGAAACTCAGTTTGAAGAAGACAACGAAGAAGCACAAATACCGGACAAGTACAGAGGCAAATCAGCCGAAGATCTTGTAAGGATGCACCAAGAAGCTGAGAAGCTTTTAGGCCGTCAAAGTGCGGAAGTCGGTGAGCTTAGACAAGTCGTTGATAGTTACATTCAGACACAACTCTCGCAACAATCAGCACCACAGCAACAAGATGAAACTGTTGATGAGGTAGATTTTTTCTCTGACCCAGAGACTGCCGTAAAAAGGGCAATAGACAATCACCCTAAGATTAGGGAAGCTGAACAGATTAACGCAGAGTACAGAAAGACTACTGCACTGTCTCAGCTACAGGCCAATCATCCTGACATGGAGACAATCCTAAAGGACGAGAAGTTTGCAGATTGGATTAAAGCATCTAAGATACGGACTCAGTTGTTTGGACAAGCGGACAAACAGTACGATTACGAAGCAGCCAATGAGCTGTTTAATCTATGGAAGGAACGTAATCAGGTTGTCCAACAGACAGCACAGGCTGAACAGGCAGGACGCAAACAAGCTGTTAAGAAGGCAGCTACAGGCTCCGCTAAGGGCAGTACAGAATCTAAAAAGAGAAAGATTTACCGAAGGGCAGACATTATTAAACTTATGCGTACAGACCCTGAACGATATCAGTCATTGTCCGAAGAGATCATGAAGGCTTATCAAGAAGGGAGGGTACGAAACTAATCTATTAAGGAAATCTTAAAATGGCTACTTCAGTATATCCCAGTCAAACAGGTGCGGTAGATAATGCCCGCGCCGCAACTTTTATCCCCGAGATTTGGAGTGACGAAATCGTTGCTGCATATCAGTCTAACCTTGTCCTTGCTAATCTTGTTAAGAAGATGTCAATGACTGGTAAGAAGGGTGACACCATCCATATTCCTAAGCCCACCAGAGGCGTTGCTACTGCTAAGGCAGCAAAGACCGCTGTTACTATTCAGGCTGACACTGAGGGTGAAGTACAGGTCGTAATTGACAAGCACTTTGAATACTCTCGTATGATTGAAGACATCACCGAAGCACAAGCTTTGTCTTCACTCCGACAGTTCTACACCGGAGACGCAGGTTACGCTCTTGCTAAGCAAGTAGACAATGACTTGTTCACTTTGGGTAAGTCTTTCGGTGACGGTGACGGATCAGACTGGACTAACAGTGCTACGTTCATTGTTAATTCAGGTGGCACCGGACTTGACGCCTATGCTGGCGCAGGTACTGTAAATGCTTTCACTGATGCTGGCTTCCGAGCTTTGATTCAAAAGATGGACGATGCAGACGTACCGATGGACAACCGTTCATTTGTTGTACCTCCTTCACTCCGTAATGCAATTATGGGTGTTGAGCGTTATGTGTCTTCTGACTTTGTTGACGGTCGGGGTGTACAAAACGGCAAGATTGGTAACTTGTACGGCATTGACGTATTCGTAACCAGCAACTGTCCTTTGACTCACAGCACCACTGTTAAAGCCGCCTTCCTTGTCCACAAAGACACGATGGTAATGGCTGAGCAGCAGGGCATCCGCTCACAGACTCAGTACAAGCAAGAGTTCTTGGGTACGCTTTACACCGCAGATACGCTTTACGGTGTTAAGACGTTACGTCCAGAATCAGGTTTTGTATTGGCTGTAGCCGCTTAATCTATAAAAATATGTGTGAGGGAACACCTTCGGGTTAGTACCTCACTTTTTATTCGTTTATTTTTTTAGTAACAGCGGAGAGTAAGTATGGCGATATTTAGAGGGGACGGAGGCTCTGGAGACAGTAGTACAGACGCCTACGCCAGTCAAATAGCAGTCTACGCTCAAACTGCTACTACAAAAGCAAATGAAGCTGAAGCCTCTGCAACCGCAGCGGCAACCAGCGCAACCAACGCTGCTAATAGTGAAGCAGGCGTAAGTACAGACGCTACCGCAGCAGCAGCGAGTGCAACCGCAGCAGCGACTAGCGCCACTAATGCCGGTACAAGTGAAACCAATGCTGCGACAAGTGCAACTAACGCAGGAACAAGTGAGACTAACGCAGCTACTAGCGCGACTAATGCTGCAACCTCTGCTACCAATGCAGGTACGTCAGAGACTAACGCAGCAACCAGTGCTACTACTGCTACAACTAAAGCATCGGAGGCTTCTACAAGTGCCTCCAATGCGTCTGGTTCCGCTACAGCAGCAAGCACAAGTGCTACAAGCGCAGCAACCAGCGAAACTAACGCTGGTACAAGTGAAAGTAACGCTGCTACGAGTGCCACTAATGCTGGTACTAGCGCAACTAACGCAGCAGCAAGTGCAACGGCGGCATCAGCGAGTGAAAGCAATGCGTCTACATCAGAAACCAACGCAGCCTCCAGTGCCAC